AAACACAGAGTTTTCTATAAGTTCAATGAAAGTGCTAGAGGTATTACCAACCAACTATCAGCGTTAGAGACCTACAAAAATCAAGATGGAGTAAGAGTTGCTAACATGCAAATTTGGGCACAAAATAACACAGCTAATCAATTGACTGCTGCAAGACGTAGCATTGAAAGTTGGGTTAATGAGAAAGGTTATGCGACTACTTCTGTTGTTGAAAATAAAGTAAGAGAAACAGCTAATAGTTTTAGTCGAGAAATCAGTAATGTTAGAGAAGTAATAAAAGATAAAGTTTTAAGTAACGATAATTTATTATTAGGTACTAAAGATTTTATACCTAAATATTTTGCTCCAGCCTCACCATGGCAAAGAGCATTAGTGTGGGAAAACGAAATAGAACGATACAATGATTTTGCGGTAAAATCTACAATTTACCATTTTAATGGTTTATGGCAAGATGTAGCAGTAGAAAAAGGTAAAACATACGAATACGGTTTTTTCGTTAAAGGCAGTCGATATACTAATAAAATAGTATTTAGTCCTGGATGGGCAAGCGACAACGCAAAAAGACCATTAGCTGAATATAACATAAGAAATACAGAGTTTACATTAACAACAAACTGGAAATTTCATTCTTTCCGATTTACTGTAACCTCAAGTGGTTGGTCTCAGTGCCGAGTAGAAAAAATAGAGGAAAATAATGGTATTAAACTTTCAATTTGTGGACTTTATCTTAGAGAAGTTAAGAATAACGAAACAAGTCCATTAGGTTGGAAACCAGCTTTTGAAGATGAACAATTAAGTATCAATGAGTTAAACACGTGGAAACAAACAGCTACAGAAACATTAAATACTGTTAGTAGTGGGTTAAATGATACTGTTAAACATTCGCAACTTCGAATAGGTGCTGATGGAATTGATTTCGGTTCAAACAAAGTATTTAACGGAAGAAACCTTGCCAGTATTCTTTCCGTTAGTCCAGAGAGTATTAACGCTATAACTGATAAATTAGTAATAACACCATCTAATGAGAATCTAGTAAGAGTGAATCAACGAGAAAGTATAACAAGTAGTGAACGTGATACTTTCATTACCGATGATATCAAGGAAGATTTAAGTGATGGAGCAGAATTTTACTTCAAAGCAAAGTTTTCTAGCAATGGAAGAGGTAAGAAAAGAATAGGAATACATATATATGTTACTTATACAGATAACAGTCAAAGTTGGGGATTTACTGAAATGTTCCCAATTAATAGCTATGCATGGAGTGAAGAAAGGACAGCGACCTTAAAATTTGAAAAGACCGCTGGGAAAAAAGTTAAACATTACGCTTTTGGTATCCATCAACAATCATGGGATGATTTTTCAAGTTGGACTATTAAGGAGTTAGAACTCTACAAGAAAAAATCAGCCGAATTAATCGTTGATGGTTCAATCGAGGGTCGACAAATTAAAACTCAAACATTAGAAACTGGACACCACAAGGCAGGAAGTATCACTTCAGAAATTATTGCTGCTAACGCTGTTAGAGCTAAGCATATATTGATAGATGATGGGTTGATAAATAACCTAGTAACGCATAATGCTTTCATCTCTAAACTGTGGGCGCAAGATGCTTTTATCAGAAGTTTAAAAACTGTTAAAATTTCATCAACTCAACTAGATACTGACTGGCTTTCAGCCTATACAGGGGATATTGGGGGATTCAGAATTGGTAAGAACCCTAATCAACCTGGAGAGTTTTGGCTTACAGGTTCGAATAACTTTAACTGTGGATTAAACCCAGGACACAACATTGGAACACGTGGTGCTCAAATTTGGGCAGCATGGGGGAACAATTGGTATCAAGCCGGACCGAATGCATGGTATGTAAATGGTAATGGTGCCATGGTTTGTAATGCAACTGCTGTTTTTAATCGAGGATTAGATGTACACGGTAGACATATTTATACTCATGACCAAGATATATATGGTCAAGGAGCAGGAAGTAGCACAACAAAAGTAATGTGGTGGTCACAAATCAACAGAGTAAAAAGTGCAATATCTGACAAACGTTTAAAAACTAATGTTAAACCAACGAAAGTTAAGGCAGTAGATTTACTTAATAAAATTGAAATAGTTGAGTTCAACTGGAAAAAAGATAATAAATTCGAAAAAATCGGAGCAATTGCTCAACAAGTTCAATCTGTAGATAAAGATTTAGTAGTACGTGATATGGACGATAAACAAACTTACAACGATTATTTAAGAATCAACTATTATGACACTATACCTTACCTTATTAAAGCAGTACAAGAACTATCACAACAAAATAAAGAATTAAAAAACAAATTGGAGGAATTAATCAATGGATAATCAATTACAACCAATAGACTTAATCGCACAAGAATTAAGTGAAAAAACTATGCAATTAGCTCATTATAAAGTAGCTTACAATGAATTAAATAATGAGTTACAAGCTAAGGAGAAAGAGCTTAAAGAATTAAAAGAAACTAAAGTAGAAGAAGTAAAACATGAGGAGGTACAATAACATGGCTTTAGAAATTTCAGTTAAACAACCTAATCCAACTGCTGGTGGATATAAGAGTGTAAACGTATATTTTAATATGAATACAGGTGGAATTTATTTCAATGGTAATGTTGAATTACCTGGTAAATTCGCAACTGCTAATGATGCAGAAATTTTAGAAGAAATCAGAAAACAAATTGCAGTTCAGATGTACACAGGAGAAGCAACTCCAGCACTAGTTGCTGAATATGCTAATCTGAATAAACAAGTAGGTATTCTTACTGGTAATAAACAAGATACTGCAGAACGTGAGAAAGCATTAACTAAGTTTGCGAATAAAGTTAATAAAGGTAATGATAAAGTGATTATGGCATTATTACTAAACGTGCTAGATCCCAAGACAATCAACGCTAAGAAAAATGCAATTATTAATGCATTTGATTCTTACGAAGTGAATGTCGATTACTCTGTAGGAGATAAGTTTAAATATGAAAATAAACTTTATGAAGTAATTGAAGACCATACAAGCGTTGTTGAGTGGATTCCCGGCAATGAGCCTACTAAATATAAAGAGGTAGTTTTAGATCGAGTTGAAAGCGACGATAAGGAGCAATTAGCAGATGAAGATAAACGATATGTGACTAAGGCTCAACTTGATGAAGCTGTTACAAATGCCATTTCAACAGTAATGTCAATGTTCCAAAATGATGAAGAGCATGAAGAAGATAAAGGAGAAAAAGAAAATGAAACTAATGAACAACCTACACGAGAAAGCAACAATGATGTATTACACAGCGAAGGGAGTACTGAAAGTCATGAAGCCTAGTAGATTAAGATTTAAAAAAGAAGATCAATTTGTAAAAATGTACGTTCGACAATTATTAAGAAAAGCTAAAACATTAGAAGATGTACCAGAAATCGGAAACTTAAAAGATGTTGTTAAAGCTGAAGTAGAAAGAATTGAAAGAGAGTACGAAGAAAAACACAAAAAAGCGATTGAAGAAGTGGCCACACCAAAAGAAGTTGTAACTGAAGCACCAAAAGAAGCTGTTGTAACTGCTCCAGTAAGTGAAGCACCAAAAGTGGAGGAAGCTCCAAAAGAGGTAGTCACTGCAACAGCAACAGTAAGTGAAAAACCCAAAGAAACTACAGAAACAGAAAGAAAAGAAGAGCATGCAGAATAGCATGTTCTTTTTTACGAGGTAATCTAAATGGAAATAACATTACCCGAACTAGCAGAACGCTATTATCACTTAGTTAAAGATGTCTATATTCACGCTTTTACACTAGTGGTATTTCTTGATGTTTTTACAGGGATAGCGAAAGCTTTTGTAACAAAAAAATTAAATTCAACAATTAATAGACGTGGATTGATTGAACACATTATAGTTTGTGTAATGTGCATTACAGTATATCCATATTTACTTTATTTAGGATTTAATGAAATTGCTACAGCTTTCTTATTATTCTTTACACTTAGTTATTGTCTATCGTTAATTGAGAATTTAAGTGCATTAGGTGTACCATTCCCAACAGGATTAAAGAAACGATTAGAAAAATTACGTGATGAATTAGACGGTAAGGAGTTAGAAGATGAAAAAACTAGTAAGAACAAATTTGACAAACACACCTAGTAGACGTGGAACAAAAGATTTAAACATTCAATTCTACTCACATGATAAGAATAACGCTGGATTTGAGTTTGTTGTAAAAAATGAAACTGATCTATCGCAATATACAGCTAAGGTACTATTCAAATTTAGGGATTCTAATTCTACATGGCAAGCTAATGGGACTATAGAAGGTAATGTAGTTAAGGTTAGCTTTAATACAGATTTAATTGCAAGGTGTGAAGAGGTATTAGGATTTTTATTCCTGGACAGTGATTCAGATTCACTTGATATATTTAAGTTTAAGTTTAACGTTGTATTATCAGAAATTGATAAGAATGAAGTTGAAAAACGTAGAATTAAGCATATAGAGAATATTGAATCCTTAGAAATTGTGACACGTGCCGAACTAAAAGATTATTTAGCTAAACTTCAAATAAGTGGTGGAGTTGATTTAAGTAATTATCTAACTACAACTGAAGCAGAAAAAATTTATGCTACTAAGAACGAAATTCCTAGTATAAATGGCTTTGCAACAACTAGCGATATTACAGAAGCTAAAAAAAGTGTTATAGAGGAAATTAAAAATCTAGGATATGCAAAAACTACAGAAGTTCCTGCAGCATACAACGATAGTGCATTGTCAGAACGTGTCAGTGATCTTGAGAAAAAGGTTGATAAAGATACCGTATATGATGACAGCGATCTAAAAAATAGGGTTAAAGCATTAGAAGATAGACCTACTACTGCAAGCACATCTTATGATGATTCAGAAGTGAATAGACGTTTGACAGTGTTAGAAGCAAGACCTGCTGGCACATCTTATGATGATAGCAAATTGGTTGAGCGTGTAAAAAAACTTGAAGATAAGCCTGAAATAGATACTTCACATTTTTTAACAGAAGAAATATTAGCAGAGAAACATTTCATTAGTGCAAGTGATGTAGAGCAAACTTATCTTAAAAAAGTTGATGTTCCAACACCTGTTAACACTTCTAAATTCATTACTGATGATATCTTAACAGCAAAGAATTTTGTAACTAAAGATGAACTTAACACACTGAAACCTAATCAAACGTTATCTATTAACAACAATACATTAAGTATTGCTGGAGGAAATAACGTTGAATTACCAACTAGTAAGCCATTAACAGGAAATGGTAGTCCCGAGGGGAACGTAATCGCAAACCCCGGTGATACTTACGTTAATAAAAACGTGTCATTGGGTGATTATTTCTACTACAAAGAAAGAAATCCAGGAAAAAATACAGGGTGGAAAGTCTTGTATGGAAGTATGGGGGTTAACATTAACCTAACAACTGGAGGAAAAATTAGGTTTGCACGTGAAAATTATTTTGTGAATGTATCTATAAGTGATTTAACAATATCTTTAGAAGCGTTAAATAGTGGACAAGGACGTGATTTTTACCAAGAAGGTGAAAACGTAGTAATCAGATTTATATCAACTAAAAAATTTGACGCAAGAGAAAGTATTATTCCTCAAGGCTTCAGACCTTCAGGAAACTTTCTTGTGCCAGCTTATTCAAAGAGTGGAGATAGCATAGGACTATTCAAGTTTGAGCAAACGTATGGAATTGTGAAGTTGATTTTGAATGATACCAATAAAGATAGTATTACAAGCGAAATGCTAAAAGGAATCAACTCAGGCTTAATAGTATATCCGACTCAAGAAGCATGGATGACAAAATTACCATAGAAAGGGGGTGAGTAATATGCCAGATTTACAAACAGCATCAGTATTTCTAATAGTTGCACTATTAGGGATGTTGGGGAAATTTTTAAAAGAATCTAAATTCTTTCCAGATGAAATGATTCCTAACATTTTAGGAGTATTAGGAGGGTTAATTGGAACGATTCTTTTTAAAGATCCTACTGCAATTGCTTTAGGTTTTAGTGCAGTTGGGATTCACCAATCATACAGACAAACTGTAGGAAAAAACGATACAAATAATATAAAAAAAACGGAGGATAAATAATGGTTAAAACAATTGAAATTATTAATGAAGCCAAAAGAATAGCGAATCTAGGAGTAGGTGTTGACCAAGATGGAGTATATGGTACACAATGTGTAGATTTACCAAACTATTCATCAGTGAAATTTTTTGGTAAAGCTTTATGGGGAAATGCTATTGATCTATTAAATAGTGCTGCTGCATTAGGATATAAAGTTGAATATAATGAAATAGGAAACTTAGATAGCAAACCACGAGCTGGAGCGGTCTTTGTAATGGATACTACATATATCTATGGACATCCATATGGACATACAGGAATTGTAATTGAAGACAGTGATGGATATACTATGAAAACTATTGAACAAAATGTTGATGGTAATGCAGATGCATTATATGTAGGTGGCCCAGCACGTTATATGGAACGTAATTTTGATGGTATTGTAGGTTGGTTCTATTTCCCAGTAGACGATAACGAAGTAGTTTCTGAAAACTCTGACTTAATCTCATTACCTGAAGTACGTGTGTATACAGTTGGAGTTGATAAACTTAATATTAGAAATGCACCATCTACAGATGCAGAAATCGTAGGTTCATATGAAAAAGGTGAAGAATTCAATTATATGGAATTCTGTAATGCTAATGGATATGAATGGTTATCTTACATTTCTAACAGTGGTGTAAGACGTTATGTGGCTTCTATGGATCTAGAGACATTTGAAACTCACGGAACGTGGAGAAAAAAATAACTAACTGAATAAATTATAATGACTATAGCCCTTACTTATTAAGTAGGGGCTTATTTTTTTATGCATTTTTTTAAAAAGTTTTAAAATATCTATTGACTATATATCTATTAAGTGATATACTTTAAATGTAAGTTAATAGAGAATCAAATAAAACCACTTTAAGAAAGAAGGTTATTATATGGTAGATAAAATAATTAAAGAGATAGAAGAACTTTTAAACAGTGAAATTAGTAGTTATAAAATATCAAAAGATTCTGGGGTTGCATATTCATTGATATCTGATTACAGAAATGGTAAAAGAAAATTAGAGAATATGACACTTCAAGTAGCAAAAAAATTAATTAGATATTCGGAGGAATTAAAAATGAGAAATTATGATAAAATGATGATAGTTGTTAATGAGTTAGTATTAGAAGAAGGAGCAACAGTGACTTACTGGACAGAAGAAAATCCAAACGATTGTACTTGTTGCTATTCAGTAGAAGAACTAAAAGCACATTTAGGAAATATGGAGGAAGATGAATA